AGAATATGCAGAAATCATACATAGAACAGTAAAACATTACAATGAATCTGTCGTTTTGATTGAGATTAACGACATCGGAGAACAAGTCTCAGACTTGCTACACTATGATTTTGAGTATGAAAATATACTATACACAGAATCAGCAGGACGTTCTGGTAAAAGAATATCCTCTGGTTTCGGGAAAAATGTAGACAAAGGAATACGCACAACAAAAACCGTCAAGGCAGTGGGTTGCTCTATTCTCAAACTTTTGATTGAGCAAGACCAACTGATTCTTAATGACTTTGCAACTATACAAGAGATGTCAACCTTCTCTCGTAAAGGTGTTTCATACGAAGCAGAGTCAGGATGCCATGACGATTTGGTAATGTGCCTCGTGCTATTTGCGTGGGTATCTGATCAGCAATACTTCAAAGAAATGACTGACATACACACATTAAGAGCATTAAGAGCACGAAATGAAGAAGAGATGATGGAAGATTTACTTCCGTTTGGTTTCCACGACGATGGAATGCCAGATGAAAATGTGGTTGATGTGCCTGTAAGTGGCATAGACGACTACTATGACACAAGAAATTTTGATACATTCTAAATAACCGTTTTTATAAATACTTGAACGAAATTATAAAAATGAACTCTTTAATGAGAAGGAGATAAAAAATGCCTTTCCAAGTATCACCGGGCGTTAATGTAAGTGAGATTGATCTTACTACTGTCGTCCCTGCGGTGAGCACAACTGAAGGTGCAATCGCAGGTAACTTCAAGTGGGGTCCAGTAAATCAGCGCGTACTCGTTGATTCTGAAGATCGTCTTGTAAACATCTTTAACAAACCAAATGCAAACACAGCAGATGATTTCTTCACTGCGGCAAACTTCCTTGCATACGGTAATCAACTTTATGTAGTTCGTGGTAACGCATCTGCAAACAATGCTACTACTGGTGGCACTGGTGCTTACATCGAATCGGAAGACTACTACAACGAAACTTACACAAATACATCTGGACATGGCGATTGGGTTGCCAAGTATCCGGGTGATTTAGGTAACTCGTTAAAAGTTTCTGTCTGTCACAATGCTAATGCATGGCAGTCAACAGTTGCTACTTCATACTCTGCTACTCGCAATACTGCAACAGTAGGACTGATCGGAGATGGACAAGGATCATCGAATGCTGAAACTCAGTTTATCGTTGGTGACTTGATTCTTCTTGGACCAGACAGCGAAGTTCGTAAAGTTAAGACACTATCAGGTAATACGATTACACTGACATCAAACTATACTGGCAACACAGTCAACACCTACACTCCAGACATCACTCGTCGTTGGGAGTATTTTGGTGAGTTTGACCAAGCACCTTCAACAACTGCATATGCAAATAACGCAGGTGTCACTGGCGATGCGATTCACATTGCAGTTATCGATGAAGATGGTCAGTTCTCTGGCGCACAAGGTACTGTGATCGAAAGATATGAAAATGTATCTCAAGCATCCGATGCAAAGACAGAGCAAGGCGCAACTAACTACTACAAGGATGTTGTCAATCAACAGTCTGCTTATATTTGGTGGGGTGCTCACAACAGCAACTTGTCAACAGGCGGTACTGCGACATCTGTAGGAAGTTCGTACTCAGCAGGTTCTGATTTACCAGTATCTAACTCAATGACTAAGGGTAAGGACGGTACTCAGTTATCATCTGCTCAGAAGATCTCGGCATATAATAAGTTCAAGTCAAGCGAAGATGTTGATGTTTCACTGGTTCTTGGTGGGGCGGCAGATCAAACTCTGGCAACACACTTAATCACAAATATTGCTGAGACTCGTAAAGACTGTATCGTTGTCATCTCTCCAGAGAGAGCAGATGTTGTAAATAACAACGCATACGAAGGTAAAGAGCGTGATGACATCATTACATTCCGTGATTTGTTACCATCATCTTCATACGCAGTGATGGATTCTGGTTGGAAGTATCAGTACGACAAGTACAACGATGTATATCGTTATGTACCACTGAATGCTGACACAGCAGGTCTCATGGTACAGACTGATCTGACTCGTGATCCTTGGTACTCACCTGCGGGATTCAACCGTGGTAACGTGAAGAATGTTGTCAAGTTGGCATACAACCCATCGAAAGCAGATCGTGATCAACTCTACAAAAAGGGCGTAAACCCAATCGTTACCTTCCCCGGACAAGGAACAGTCCTCTACGGTGATAAGACATTGTTGGCACAACCTTCTGCGTTTGATCGAATCAATGTTCGTCGTCTGTTTATCGTCCTTGAAAAAGCGATTTCAACTGCCGCGCAGTTCACATTGTTTGAGTTCAACGATGAGTTCACTCGCTCACAGTTCAAGAACTTGGTAGAACCGTTCTTGCGTGATGTCCAAGGTCGTCGTGGTATTACTGATTTCCAAGTTGTGTGCGATGGCACGAACAACACTGGTGAAGTCATTGACCGCAACGAGTTCGTTGGTGACATCTACATTAAACCTGCTCGTTCTATCAACTTCATTCAATTGAACTTTGTTGCTGTTAGAACAGGGGTTGAGTTCTCTGAAATCGTCGGTCGTGCGACATAAATAAAGGATAAGGGAGAACAATAATGGCGTTTAATGTAAACGAATTCGCAGGAGCATTAGCAGCAGGTGGGGCGCGTCCCTCCCTGTTCCAAGTGCAGATTACTAACCCGATCAACGGTGTTGCCGATGCACAGGTTCCATTCCTGTGCAAAGCGGCACAGATCCCAGAAGCAACTTTGAGTGCGATTGAAGTACCATACTATGGTCGTAATATCAAACTCGCAGGTACTCGTACCTTTGCTGAATGGTCACCAACGATCATCAACGATGAAGACTTTGCAATCCGCAACGCAATGGAACAGTGGTCAAATGCGATCAACTCATTCCAAGGCAACCTAAACAATGCGGGCGGTTCAGCACCTTCACTCTACAAAGCAAACGCACAGGTCACTCAGTATTCTAAAACTGGTGAAATCCTCCGTGTATATGACTTTGTAGGAATCTTCCCAACCGCAGTTGCCGCAATCGACTTAGGATGGGAAAACGGTGATGCAATCGAAGAGTTTCAGGTTACCTTTGCATATGACTACTGGCAAGTTTCTGGCGGTCAAACTGGTAACGCGGGCGGTATCTAACCCCCGAAAGTGATTGAAGGGGCGACTAAATAGTACATAGAAAAGTCGCCCCTGTTTATTATTGAGGAAAACAAATGGCAATCGAACTCTTTGGTTTTACCATAGGAAAGAAAGACGAAGAAACAAAACCTAATGTAGTCTCTTTCGCTCCCCCACCAAACGATGATGGCACTCTCGCAGTGGCAGAAGGTGGTGTCTATGGCACTACTGTTGATGTCAACAACACAGCAAAAAACGAAGCACAACTTATCACTCGGTATCGTGAGATGGCATCACAACCTGAGTGTGAGCGAGCAGTTGATGACATTGTAAACGAAGCAATCGTCGGTACAGAACAAGACTCTCCTGTTGAAATCGTCCTTGATAATGTCGAGGAAATGGATGATCAGATAAAAGATCGTATTCGTGAAGAGTTTGAAGGCATCCTCGGAATGCTCAACTTCCACAATCGTGCATACGACATCTTCCGTAATTGGTATGTTGATGGGCGGTTATACTATCATATTATGATCGATACCAAGCAACCTCGTGCAGGTATTCAAGAGTTGCGATTCATCGATCCTCGTAAGATCAAGAAAGTCCGTGTTGAAAAGCGCGACAATCAAAACCAAGTATCAAAAGAAATATTCAACAAGAAGTATAGCGAATACTTTGTGTACTCTGCCAAGGGTGTCACCGCAGGTAATCAAGGCATCAAGATTGCCACAGATTCAATCGCATATTGTCACTCTGGTATCATGGATCAGAACAACAAGATGATTCTGTCCTATCTGCATAAGGCAGTCAAACCACTGAACCAACTCCGTATGTTGGAAGATGCTACAGTCATCTATCGTTTAGCACGAGCACCAGAGCGTCGAATTTTCTACATCGATGTGGGTAACTTGCCGAAAGCAAAGGCAGAACAGTATCTGCGCGATATGATGGTCAAGCATAAGAACAAATTAGTATACGATGCAAACACTGGCGAAGTCCGTGATGATCGTAAATTTCTCACAATGCTTGAAGACTATTGGTTGCCTCGTCGTGAAGGCGGAAA